CTTCTCGACGTCGATGTCGTCGCCGGAGCCGATCATCCGCTCCATCTCCATGTTCCAGTTGAAGATGTTCGCCGAGTCGCCCCTCAAGATCATGTTGGCCACGGCCGTATGGAGGTCGATGCCCTCCTTTTTCATGGCCATGAGCAGCGCCTGGAGGAGGCTGTCCCGGTCGAACAGCTGGAAGATCAAGGTGCCCGTGATGCCACGCTTGCCACGGCTGTAGGCTCTGAGGTTGGGCGAGCCCATNGTGTAGATCGGNGCGATCTCACGCTCGATCGAGTAGGCGATCTGCTGCAGCTCCCCGAACACCACCTCGCCGATGGAGCAGACGATGTCGGCGCCCGAGAAGCTGGAGAACTTGAACATGTCCTCCTTACCAGGGAAGGCGGTGCGCATGGCGTGTGTCCTCCTTTAGGATGTGGTGGTTACACCGTCGTCGGGCGCAGGGCCACCGTGATGCGGAGGCGCCTGAGGATGAAGGCCGGCACGAGCTCCAGCTCCACATCCAGCTCGCCCCTGACGTAACCCCGGATGTCCGCCCGCACTTCGAAGTCAAAGTCGATCAGCTTGCCCTGCCGCATCATGGACTCGAGCGCCACCTGGATGTCGGTCTTGAGCGCATTGCGCTTCTCGCCGCCCACCGGCTTGCCGGTGTAGGGCGCCCCCACCTGGCGGATGAGATCGATGACCTCGTTGACGATGCGCACCGTGGAGAGGTAGCGGTAGTCCGAGTCCCTCTGCGCCGCCGTCGGATCGTCAGTCACCACCAAACCCATGCCACGGCGGTTGCGGAACGTCACGAACCCGGCGCCGGTCAGGGCGTCCAGCTTGCTCAGGCTGAAGCTGTAGCGCATGCCCAGCGTCCCCGGCACCTGGGTGTTGGTCGTGGCATGGTGCGTCGGCAGGGCACTGTAGATGCCGGCGTAGAGCGTGGCACCGGTGTCGGCGTACATCTTGAGCTTGGTGTCAAAGAAGGTCGGCTCCGCCGCCACGATGGAGAGATAGCGCCCGGAGTCCTCTTCGCCGGTGAAGAGCTTAGGCGGGTGGGCCACCAGGCAGTCGGCGAACGCCGCCACCCGGTCATGGGTCGGGTTGTTGAGCCGGCTCACGCCGATGACGCCCGTCGCCGGGTGCTCGTTCTTGTTCATGTNGTAGAGAAGATCCGCCAGGGCCTGGGCGTCGCTGTAGTCGACGCCGACGAAGTTGCCGCCGCTCTCCAGGACCGTGACGTACACGCCCCGGGGGACGACGATGGACACATCCAGATCCCGGATGATGTCGTAGGCTGCCGCCAGCTTGCCCCGGTAGGTGTCGGGATTGTCGTAGGAACCAAGCGGCAAATTGAGCTCGTCATCGCCGCCCGACAGGTTGGTCTTGGGCAAGGTGGCCAGATCGACGGCGTCGAATTCGCTTGCGCCGTCCAGCGACAGGACCACTCCATGCGTCCCCTGGTCCGCATTGACCGCATCCAAAAGGTGCGCATAGCTCGGATAATCGCTCAGGCGGTACGTGGCGGTCGGTGCCGTAGCGCCCGGCGCATAGATGTTCAGGTGCGTCGAGGTGACCTCGACAGCGATGCCGTTGTACTTGGCGCCCGGGTAACGCCCACGCACCAAGAGCTGCGGTTCGCTGTCCTCGTTGGTCAAGGACAGCTCCGCATACTTGCCGTTGATGCGCATCAGGTAGATGCTGCGGGCTCCGCCGGCATAGGCCTGGTTGAAGCCGAGCACCAGGTTGGCGCCGTTCCAGCGGCCTTCATCGTCGACGTAGGTGCCGAAAATCTCTTCGACCTCCAGCGGCCGGCGGATGCGGATCGGGGTGTTGAGCGGGCCGTCCACGGCCGTACCCAGGATGAGAACCGTTTCGCCCGTGGCCGACACCTGAGGCTCGCTGATGCGGAAGCCGCCATCGAGCAGGATGACCTCATGGCCGGGGAGGTTCTTGTACTGCTCAAACATCTACTTGAGCCCCCTTGTTCAGGTACTCGAACAAAGAGCCAGGAGTCGCACCGACTTGCTTGACCATGACNTTGATCTGGCTGACGAGCGCCGTGCGAACCGTATTGATGCGCGCAAGCCTGCATTGGTAGTCCACGAACACAGGCACGAGGTCGGTGCGCCAGCGATCGGTCTCGGGGATGTCGGTCGTGGTCCTGATCCAGAAGATCTGGGTGGCGCCCGCCTCATGCAAAGATGCGCCATATAGCAGGAAAGCTTCCTCAATGCGCTCTGCCAGCGCCCGGGCCTGGTCCATGCTGGTATGCCAGGCACCGAAGCGGACGTAGGCGTCGACGGGTTGGTAGTAATAGAGCAGCCCTTCGCCCAGCTCGCTGCTGCGCTCTTCCCGCATCAGGCGTGGCTTGAGCTGGCGGCGNCNGCCGACCTCGGCGGGGGCCTGCTCCAGGATCCGCCAGGTAATGATCGGTGCCGGGATCTTCTTGGCGTCCTCGTGCAGAGGGTAGCCTTCGATCAGCTTGCCCCATCCGTCCCCGTGGGCGAGCTTGAGGATGTTGTTCAGCACTTGCGCAATGTCGCTTACCTGGGTCAGGATCACGCTATGTCACCTGCACATNATGNCTGANCCGGATGGTGTTGATCTCATGCCAAAGCGAGAGCTCCAGCATGACCTCCAGCTCGCCCTGGACACGCTTCCAATCAAACTGTACAGCAAAGGAACGCAACCATCCCAATTGCCTGGCGTTTTCCAGCGCGGATCGGATGTCTTCTTCCAGGGCCCGCTCCCGGCCGGCGCCTAGGGGCAAGCGGCCGATGTAGACGTCGCCGACGGCTTCCAGTCGCTCGATGAGAGCCTGCAGGCACCGCATGGTGCTCTGGAGCCGGAACGGGGGCTGGCCTAAGGTCAGCGCCGTGGCCACGTGCACGCCCCGNTACGGCCGGCGCTGCCAGGCGGTGATGCCGGCNGCCAGCACCTGATCCCAATCGTCTTCATCCAATGACCAGGGCACGTCGATGCCGAGCACTGGCACGTTGGTGGGCGACGTGCCCACGGGCAGCGTGCTCAAGACAGCGCCGTAGACGGCCTGGGGGCGGATGAGTTGTCCTCCCATGAGAACCGGTGAGGCGACGGCGCAAAGCACCTTGCCTCGGTCACCGAGCGCTCCCTGGAGCTCCGGAGCGCTCAAGATCTGAGCCAGGCTGCCCTTGACGTCGTCCGGATCAATGTCCGGCGTGCTCAAGACGCCCAGGGCATAGCCCACGGGCGAGCTGCGGCTCAAAAAATCCGCCAGGTCCTCGGCATACCCTCNCCCGGTGACGGCCCCGAGCGGCACCACCACGTGCGCCGGGAAGTCCACAAGGTGGCGGTAGGCTTCCCGCAGGGCCGCCTGGCGCTCGGTGTCGCCAGCAAACGACGCCCCGATGCGGACAAGGTACGCCCGGTCCTGGCCGGCTTGGAGCACCTGGGCAAAGGCGTCCACCAGCTCGCCTGCGCCGAAGTCTCTGGCCTCTTCCAAAGAGGTCACCAGCACCGGCACGAACAGCTCGCCCTCGGTGCTTGTGCCCAGGATCAGAAGGTTGCCGGGATAAGGCTGCAGCCCCGCCTCGGCCAAAGAGGCTGCATACGCCAGGCCGGGATCGATGCCGATGCTCATAGGCTCTCAACCTCGACGGTGAGCTCGACGGAGTTTGGGTCCAGGGGTTCGTTGAAGACGATGACAATTGGCCCGTCCGGCTGGTTGTAGGCGTTGGGAGAGGGGCTGGTGGCTATCACTTCCAAAAAGCCCGGGCGGAACTCCCCGGGCTCGGCGTAGGTGGCGTTGTTGAACTGCCAGGTCTCGCTGTAGAGCCCAGGAGTCCCGTCGGCGTCCACCGCCCGGACCCGCCAGTAGTAGAGGCTGGCTTCGTCCTGGGCGGAGTCAAACACCTGGCCCGGGATGTGCTCGATCTCCGGGGCATCGATGTGCGGCACTGTGGCCTGGTAGTACAGCACCCCAAAGTCGGGGGAGCGGCTGACTTGAAGCTCGTAGTAGGCCGCCCCCGGCACCGCCTCCCAACGCAAGGGGGGCGTCATCTGCGCCGTGCGGGAGCCGTCCTGCGGGGAAAGGAGCCTGGGCGAAGGCAGGATCGTCTGGTCGGAGGTGGTGAAGTTCCAGACGAAGTCCACGCCAAGCGTATTCCCCAGGATATCCATGACCCCGTTGGGGCCGCTCACCACCATGGCCCGGTAGCGGGTGGCGCCTTTGAGCGGAGCTTGGGGAATGAGCGTGGCTGTCCTGGACGCATACTGGACCGTCCCGGCCACCGGCTGGCCCGTGTCGTCGAACAGGCGGATGGTGGAGCTGGTGATGGTGGCCGGGATCATGTCCACCTGGAAGCGGACAGAGACGGTGGTATTGACGGGGACGTTTGTCTGCCCGCTTTGCGGCTCAACCCTCTGGATCAGGTCAAATGGTGTCAGGACAGCCACGTCGTCACGATCCTCCCGGTTACTCGATCACCCTGATGCGCTCGGGCAGGGGCCAGGTCTTGTCAAACCGGATGTTCTTCGCCAGCACGATGCCCTTGCCGTCGTCGTAAATCCCAAACCCGTAGCGCTCAAACACCTTGATCTGGCGGATGTCCCGGGCCGGGTTGTCCCACTCTTCGGTGGTGAGATCGGTCTTGACCAGCATCACGCCGACCTCGTTGCGGTCGATGATGGTCAGGTTGAACCGCTTGTCGACCCGGTCAAAGCCGGCAAAGGGCGTGAGCGTCACGGTGATGTCCATCGGCAGGCGACCCTGCACGGCTTCGGGCTGCAGCCGAATGCGGTTGTTGGGCGCACCGAAAGCGGCCAACGACAGCGAACCCAGGATCTCGTTCTTGGCGAAGATGGGCCAAACGAGCGGGTGCATCAGGACGTCCGTCGGCGTCTTGTTGTTGGCCATCATGGCCAGGAACAGATCCAGGATGTCCTCAACGGACAGGGTCCCGTTGAGCTTGCCGTTGTAGTCCAGGCCCGTCGGGGCGATNCCTTCCATCGGCCCGCCGGGCTTGGCGTCATCGTGCAGGGTGCCGTCCTCCTTGACATAGGAGGCGTCAAAGACCACGTGTCCGTGCCTGTAGAACTCCCTGAAGGCCTTCTCTTCCTTGTGCCGGGCCATGGCCTCGCCGGCCTTCTTGAGCATGATGCCGATGACGTCCCACTGGGAGTCCTCGACCATCTCATCGGTCACGGCGATGGCGAGACCGACCTTCTGCACCTTGACCTCCAGGGAGGCTTCATGGAGCTGGAAGTCAGGGTACTCGATCGGGTACTCGCCGGCTTCAGGAATCTCATGCGCCCGGATGGCCCCGACGCTCGGGAACACGATCGAGCGGCCTTCGGTGATCCGTACCTTATCGAAGAAGCGACTCACCACATAGATGGGCTCGGCAGTGTCCCGGAGGCGGTCGATGATCGTCTGGCGAACCAAAACCGCCAGCTCCGGCGAGCTCAGGGCGCTCTTGAGCTCGATCCGCTTGTTGCGGGGAAGGGTGATGTTTTCACCCTTCCTGCGGGCCTCGGCCTCGACTCTGTCGATGAAGTCCTCCATCAGGCCACGGTCTTCGGCCTGGAGGTCTTCCTTGCTGTATTCGAGCTTCTTCAGCTCCTGCTCCATGGCGTCGTTCCTCCTTCAGCAGTCTCTCAAGGCGCTTACTTGACCAAGAGGACGTGGACCGCACCGACGGAGCCAGGCAGATCCCAGCCGGGCGGCGTGCCGACGGTCTCGGTCTGCCGGTACTCCACCCGGAGCTCGGTGTCGACGCCCGGAACGGAAGCCGGGGTGACGGTGAGCTGGTTGTTGGTGCGGTTCAGGCTGTACTGGTCCGTGGACAGCTGCGTGCCGCCCAGGAACACCCGCAGGGTGCCGGCGTCGATCTTGGCGATNCGGTCAAGCTGCACCGTGGCCGACACGTTGTTCGCCGGATACACGAACTTCGTCACCCGCACGGTCTGGGCCACGTGGTCACCGGTGGTCAGGCCCGGGATGCCCTTGTACTCCTTGAAGGGGCCGGGGCTGCGGTGATCGCCGGTCAGCGGCCACTTGTACTCGGGGTCATACGGGTAGCCGCCCTCNATNGGCGCCGGGTTCGGCTTGAACTCATCCCGCAGGGAGTTCCGCTCTTCGTNGGCGGGCACCACCCACTGGAGCCACCCGTCCGGCGGGATCTGCGTCAGGACCTCGCCCACCTGGCCGATGATCAGGCCGGGCGGATCCGACAAGGCTGAGGTGTACTCCACGATCAGCGTCACCGTGGCGCTCGGGGTGAGGCCGGTCACCTTCACCAGGCCCGCACCGTAGGACACGACCTGGGCGACCCCTTCGGACACCCGCACGGCAGAGCCACGCAAGATGGGCTCNGACACGTATAGATCGGCGTTGCCGGAGNCGTCGGCGGTCACCTCGACGGACTCCGCCATCGGCTTGTTGTGATGCCACTTGGTGAACTTCCCACGGTGGTTGGGCTTCAGGTAGTCGCCGGCCTTGATCTCCCGGTCCGGCCAGCCGAAATCGAAGTCGGTGTTGGTGACATGGCCCCAGTGCACGAGCTCCGAATCGGCCGGGTTGGGGATGTAGGGCAGCATCAGGTACCCACGGGTGAGGATGGACGGCTGGAAGTCGTCGCCCTCGAACAGGTCGTGGGCAATGGATCCGTCCTCGTTGTAGCGGCGATAGAAGTTGTACGGGGCCACGCCGAACGGCGCCTTCTCCAGCGTGCCGTCCGCAATGGTCACCGTGTTCCGCCACTGCTGCGTCCGGTAGTCACGCACCGGCTCGCCGATGGCCACGATGGTGCCCTGGGGGATGACCACCTTGGAGCGGGGCCACCCGCCGAAGTGATAGTCGAACAGGCCAGGCAGGCTCGGGTCGATGATCCACTGGCCGGCCGGGGCGACCCCGTCGGAGCGGACCAGACCCGCACGGGAACGAACGCCGGTCCTCCGGCTGCCTTCAAACAGCGGCATGCTTGCTTCGACCTCCTATGTTCAGTCGCCCTGGGATTAGAGCTCCCGGTCTTTCTCGTACAGGCGAGCATACTTGTCTGGCAGCTTGCTGCGGGATGCCTTGGNGGTGCCTTCGGAATTGTGGCTGTCGACGGTGATGACGTTCTTTTCGTTGTTGAGGGCAAGCCCGGGCGGNGACACNGTCGGGCGCTGGATGACCGTGCGATAGAAAGGAGAGGTGGCGAGCTCCTTGGTGAGGTCCGCCAGCGCATCGGTCAGGTACTCCAGCGACTTCTTGCGGTAGGCGNCCACGGCCTGCTCCCGGTCGGCCTCGCTGACCTTGCCAAGAGCGATCCGCAGATCCACCACCCGCTCGGCGATGNTGTCCTTGATCTCCTGCTCCACCGACTCGAGCTTCGGCTCCTGCTTTGGAACCTCGCCGTCCTTCCTCTCTAGAGCCATGAACTTCTCCTTGAGCTCGGCGACCTCGGCCTCAAGCTCATGCAGGCGGGCATGAGCGTCGTCCAGCTCCGCCTGGATAGGACCAAGCAGCTCGTCNACGAACGCCTGGAACGACTGGGGTTCCTCATTGTCCTTGAGCTTCAGCCGCAGCTTTTCGGTGTCGACGATCATCCCGTCGTTGATGCTCATACCCTCAGGGGTGATGGAAACCTTGGTCTCGCCCTGGCTGTCTGTGACTTTAAGCTCCGGGCTTTCGGGCTTCTCCAATGCGGTAACCTCCTTGGCCGATTCGTCCCCGCTCACCAGGGTGATGGCCCGGTTGACCAGCGGGTTGTCGGCGATGATGTAGAACACCGGCCTGGCCGAGTCGACCTGGTCTTTCGCCTCAGCCGCCGAGTTCTCGAGCGAAATCCCGACGACCTTGGCAAAGCGGTCCGCCGGGACGTTGACAAACGAAACTTCCTTGAACCAGATGTTGCCTGAGGTCCAGTAGGCCAGCCGCCCCTCGTACTCTTGACCNCGGATNTGCTCGCANGCCTCTTCCACCCAGTTGTTGCCGCAGATGGAGCAGTAGGCGGCGTCGGCGCTCAAGCCCACGGACACGGTGAAGTAGCGGCCGTCTAAGACCGCCCGGATGGCGTCGGGATCGCTGATGCGGGCCTCGACGATGACGCCCGGNAGCCCNGGNNCCGTCTTGTCGGTGAAGTACGCCCGCTCCACNCGGCCAATGGCAGCCTTGACGTCANTGTGGTCNTGATTGATCAGCACCGGCTTCGGGTAGGGCTCGGTGAAGCTGTAGGCCCCGGTCGGCATCTTGAGCCCGTTGACCCTAAACTCGAGATCCCCACGGAGCTTCTCCGGGGGATAGAGCACGTAGTTGGCGTTCACATGCGAGTGGACCGCTTCCAGCTTGACGACGACGGATCTGGGCAGGTCTCTGGAGCCTTGCTTGTCCAAGAGCACGACTGAGCCTGGAGTCGACAGGCGGGCGATGAACTGATCGGTGAACTCCAGCAGCTTCAAGGGCGCCACCTGCCTATTCGTCCTTCTTGTTGGCCCACGGCGGCTCCATCTTCATGCGCCGGTAGTAGCTGGCGATGCGCCGCTTGACGGCGGCCTTGTCCTTTTCGGGGATGCTGACGCCGCCCCGGGCCCCCTGCACGGCCGCTGCCGCTGCCGTAATACCGGCCTTGACGGCGACAAGCCTCCCGTTGCGCACCGTGGCAAAGGGAAGCTTGTAGGAGCCGAAGTTTTCCGGGTTGGAGGCGTCGTACCAGAAGAAGGCCCTGCGGTACTTGGACCAGTTGATGGTGTCTTTCTTACCTGAGCCGTCGGAGGAGGCCCACTTGGCCACGGCCCGGCGGGCGGCCGAACCGCTCCAGGAGCCCTCCACGATGGGCAGGCCCAGGGCGCCGGAAGCGCCGCTCAAAAAGTCCATACTCCACCACCGTACCACATTTACGGCTTTATCGTAGCAAATCCAAGGCTTGCCATGACACGAAGTTAGAAAAATTTCTGCCGGATGGCCTTGCTCTTGAGGGAGACGTTGACGAGATCCTCATGGGCCGAGATGCGCCATGCCACGATCTTGCCTGTCGCAACCCGATACGACTGGACGTGTCCGATCTCGTAGAACTCCATGTCCCTGCTGACGGGCCGGTGGTAGCGGTCGAACTCGGTCATGACCAACAGGTCCTGCGGGGCGGGTTTGGTGACGGGGGGCAGAAAGAAGTGGCGGGCCCCCACCGCCAAGGGGCCTGTCTCGTGAGCCCGGATGAGGCGAGGGAGCGTCTCGGGGACGGAGGCCACCTCTTCGATGACCATGACCCGCCGGATGGTTTGGTACGGCCAGCCCTGGCCGAAGCACTCGGGGCAGTCGCTGCTGGCGGAGCCGCTCTGGTGGTTGTAGCAGGAGCAGCGGATGAACTTGTTCATCTGCACCAAGAGCACAGGGATGCCGTGCTCTTGGAAGATCGCCTTGATGTTCGGCCAGTCTTTGGGCTTCAGCGACGTGAGCGTGATCATACGAGCCTCCGCCACTCGTTGCGATAGGTGAGGGGATAGCGGTTATTGAGCGACAGGACCTGCTGGATGGTGGCGTACGACCCCTGGCCGAGCCTGAGCATGCGCTCGGCCCTGGTGCGCCGCACATGCAGCTCGCTGACGATCAGCTTGACCTCTTGCGAAATGCCGGCCGACTCCCGCACCTGCAA